AGCTGAAAACAGGGCTAATCCAGGGCAAGAACCCGCGGGAGCTTGCGGTGCACCTGCAGAAACGCTTCGGTGCAAGCCGGGAGGATGCAGAGCGGCTCATGGTCACGGAGCTTGCCAGAGTCCAGATAGAAGCGCAGAAGCAGTCCTATATTCGAAATGGATTCGAAGAGTATACATACGTTGCCTGCGGGAATGCAGATGTCTGCGAGCGGTGCCAGGCGTTGGATGGTAAGCATTTCAAAGTGCAGGATATGATGCCGGGAACGAACGCGCCGCCGATGCATCCACGGTGCCACTGCTCCACGGCAGCCTATGAAGACAGTGCAGAATATGAGAAATGGTTGGACTTTCTGGAGCAGGGCGGTACCACAGAAGAATGGGAAGCATCGAAAAACAGAAAGGCAAGATATAAAGACAACGAAGGAATATTCCAAACATTGGATGGCAGATCAAAGGGGCGAGACGTTATCAAACCTCGAAATATCATGAAAGAAATGAAAAAGTCCAGCATCGGAACGGAAATGTTGGAATATCTTCAGGAAAATGATATTCAAATAAAGGTATGGTACGGAGTTGATGTTGATGAAGGACTGGACGGACTTTTCGAAGATGGAGAAATCAACATTTATGCTGATAATACCAAAACGGTTCGTGAAACGGCTATTACGGTGATTCACGAGGCCACGCATGCCAAAATCAACAAGCCAAATACCAAAAGTCAAGAACTGCAATGCTATGTGAACGAGTACAGGCATCAAAACATTGAATTGACAGAGAAAGTGCTCCAGGATATAATTAATCATATAAATGATAAATATCCGAATCTGAAATGGGAGTGATTGTTTATGACGAATACTCTGAATATTCCGCCTCATGAGAGAGTAAAGCTCTTGAGGAAAGGCGAAAAAGTTTTGTGCAAAAAATGTAAAACAGGAATCATGATTCCTGTTGGCGACCGTGAAAAAACCAATACTTTTTACTGTGATTCTTGCAAGAATCAGTTAATTATCAACTGATGATAAGGAGACAGGACAAATGGCTCAGAATGATTATTTCGTGATTGTATACCAGGTACTGAAATATCTGTATGAATGCTTGAAAAAGGGTGAAAAACCAGAAGCGTGTTACCTTACAGCATCAGCTTATAATATTCCTGAGAATTATTGGCAGTATATCATTTTAAGCCTGATTACGGAAGAATATGTAAAAGGCATTGCTGTTAATCATACGAAAGATGGCGTTCTTTTAGGCGATCTGCCGGATGCTATTATCACGCCCAAAGGTATTTCATATCTGTTTGAGAATTCATTGATCGAAAAGGCAAAAAGGACATTGAAAGACGTAAAAGAAATGGTTCCATTTGTATAATTAACCACCAGTCGAGAGGCCGGTGGTATTTTTATACACATTTTTAAGAAAGGACAAGGTGAAATATGATTATCACAGGAATGGCACATTTCGAGAGTGTAGCACAGAAGAAACTCGTTGAATGGTACCACAAGAACAGACCGGAGGTTCAGATCGACCTTGGAAATGTATTCGTGGTATGGTCATGCAAAACACTCCAGAATTACAAGTGCCTTGCATCTACGACTATCAGCGGAGATGGCATCTATGCTGAGTACACCTATAACGGGGACAAGCAGGAACTCTACGAAGATGTATACGGTAAAATAACTAATACATGCCATACAGAAGAATAGGAGGTACAAGACCATGAAGAAACTTTTTATTTCTCAGCCAATGAAAGGAAAGTCTGATGCAGACATCCTTGCAGAACGTAAGAAAGCAATCAAGAGTGCAGAAGAGAAGATCGGAGAGCCAGTAGAGGTTATTGATTCTTTCTTCCAGGAAGCTCCGGTGGATGCAAAGCCACTCTGGTTCCTTGGAAAATCCCTGGAACTTCTGGCTGGTGCTGACATTGCCTACTTTGCGAAAGGCTGGCAGGATGCCAGAGGGTGCAAGATCGAAAATACATGTGCTATTGAGTACGGTATTCCGGTCATTGAAGATTACACAGCAGAGTAGAAAAGCGGTGATCCATACATCTCCCACCGGCAGGAAACAGCCGGAATGAAAGGATGTGATGACTGTTGATTGATGTAACGGTAAGAAAAGACCGATTGACTGTGTCCGGTCATGCAATGTACGCACCACATGGGCAGGATATTGTCTGTGCGGGTGTTTCCAGCCTTGTGCGGACGCTGATCCGCTCGATTGAGGATCTGACAAGGGATGAAATAGAATACAAAGTATCGCCCGGATGGGTTGATATACAGTATGGGAATCTATCGGAGAAAGCAAGAACTCTGATGGATTCCTTTTTTGTCGGCATCTGTCTGATGGCCAATGAATTTCCGGAGTATGTCCGGATCGTGTAACCGATGTGACCGGAATGTCGTTAAACTATGATTCTGGAGCAACGGCACGGGGCTATTACAGAACGGGACGGGGCAGAAAGGACCGAACATGAAGTATAAAAACAATCGTTGGAGATCTCCAATGATCAACCTGCAGTTATTTGCAGAAGGCGAAGGAAACGACAATGGAGCCGGAAACGGAGACGATGGCGGAGCTGGAGCAGGTTCTGGAGATGGCGGCAATGAGATGTCGTTTGATGATTTTCTGGGGCAGGCAGAGAATCGCGCGGAGTTCGACCGCAGAGTGCAGAAAGCGATAAATACAGCAGTGACCAAAGCGCAGGAAAAGTGGCAGGCACTGACTGATGATAAGCTTTCAGAGGCGGAAAAGCTGGCGAAGATGACAAAGGAAGAGAAAGCGGAGTATAAAAACCGGAAGTTGGAAAAGGAACTGGCAGATCTGAAACGGCAGAATTCGCTCTCGGAAATGTCAAAGACGGCCAGAAAGATGCTGGCAGATGAAGAAATCAACATCCCGGATGAACTTCTGGCACATCTGGTATCGGAAAGCGCTGAGGATACCAAGACGGCAGTCGAAGCTTTCACAAAGATGTACAAGGATGCAGTACAGGCTGCCGTAAAAGATGCCCTGAAAGGAAATACCCCAAAGGGCGGATCCGGCGGAAAAGGCGCTGTGACAAAAGAACAGATTCTTGCAGTCAGCAACCCAATTGAACGGCAGCGGCTGATTGCGGAAAATATTGCATTATTTCAGTAGGAGGAAAACAGCATGCATAGAATTGGAAAATTAGGGCTGCAGGTATTTGCGGTACCGGATAACATGACAGGTCAGGCACAGATCCAGGTAAAAGCCCGCGAGATTGATTTCGTAACATCTTTCGGTAAAAACATTCAGGCGCTGCTTGACGTCCTGGGCATTATCCGAATGATCAAGAAAGATAACAACACCGTTTTAAAGACAAAAAAGGTGACAGGAAATCTGCAGTCCGGTGAGGTCGCAGAGGGCGAAGAGATCCCGTACTCCCAGTACGCTGTGGAAGAAATTCCGTTTGATACTATTAAAATCAGCAAGTATCGTAAGGGAGTAACCCTGGAGGCAATCGCGGAAAAGGGATATGATGCCGCAGTACAGGATACCGACGAAGAGTTCAAAACCGATCTGCAGAACGTTGTCATGGATAAGCTGTACGCACAGCTGAAAGCAGGTTCTCTGACTGGCCATGAAAGCACTTGGCAGATGGCGGTTGCTATGGCAATCGGAAAGGTTAAAGATAAGTTCAAAAAGATGAGAAGAACGGCTACCGGCGTAGCAGTATGGGTAAATACACTGGATGTGTATAAATATGTCGGTGCCGCGGATATCTCCCTGCAGACAGCGTTCGGCTTTGAGTACATGAAGAAATTCCTTGGCGCTGATGTTGTCTTCGTAAGCTCTGAAATCCCGGAAAACGTCGTCATTGCTACTCCACTCAACAACATCATCGGATATTACATCGATCCGGGCGACTCTGAGTTCGTAAAAGCTGGCCTCAGCTATACAACGGACCCGACTACTCATTTTATCGGTTTCCATGCACAGGGTACCTACGAGAGAGCAATTTCGGATCTGTACGCTATTATGGGTCTGCGCTTATTCTGTGAGTACCTGGATGCCATCGCCTACATCTCCGTTGGTGGCGCGGATACACAGACTCTTGGAAAACTGACCGTAACGGCGGCAGAAGGATCTGAAACAGGAAAAACAAAGATCTCCGTAAAAGAGCAGCTGATGTCTATGAAAAACTGCTGGAAGTATAAAGATGCGGCATCCGCGACTGCCGTGAAATACGGCGATGACGTGAAAAACTGGAGCAAATGGGATGGAGAATCCGAAATCGCATCTACAGCAACCCATCACATCACGCTGGTTGAGTGTGATCAGAACTATAAAGCAGTCCGTTCTGGCGATGTAACAGTAGCTGTGAAGAGCTGAGAAGGAGGAACCTATGTACAGGGTGATTGAATACTTTACGGATCTTCATGACGATGACCATGAGTACCGAGAGGGTGATGTTTTCCCGCGCGAGGGAATCAAGGTCTCGAAAGAGCGCCTGGAAGAGCTTGCTTCGGATAAAAACCTGCGTGGAACCCCGGTGATCGAACTGGTAAAAGAACCAGAGAAGTAGGAGGCAGTCGATGCTCGAAGATCTGAAACTGCTTCTTGGACTGGAAGACACAGATAAAAAGACAGAACAGCAGCTACAGCTGATTCTGAATGCCACGAAACAGCGGTTGAAATTTCTTCTTGGCGGTCTGGAGCCGCCGGAAGAAATGGAATACATCATATTGGATGTTTCAGTCATTCGATTCAACCGAATCGGATCAGAAGGGCTCTCCTCTCACAGTGTTGAGGGCGAGAGCCTTTCCTGGTCTGAAAATGATTTTGCCGGGTACATGGATGATATTCAGTCTTATCTGGACAGCCAGCGGGAGGCAAGGAAGGGAAAGGTAAAGTTTCTGTGAGATATGATACACCAGTTTTCTTCCAACGGGTCCTGCCGGGCGAATATGATTCGAAAACCGGAAACTATGCTGCAGACCAAGTCACAGAGGTGCAGAAAATGGCTTCTGTGATGGATACGAGAGCAGAGATCATGCAGATCGTATACGGAGGAATCCGTCAGGGCAGCGTGACCGTACAGCTTCAAAATCATTACCAGAAACCGTTTGATCGGATCCGGATCGGGAACACAAACTATAAAGTGGACTATACGCGGAAACTTCGCGTGAAACAGACTTTTATACTATCGGAGGTGGTCTGATGCCGAAAATCAAGCTGGAAGGAATGGAAAAACTGCAGGTCAAATTGAAGAAAAACGTGCAGATGAGTAAAGTGAAACAGATAGTAAAGGATAATGGTGCAGCTCTGCAGGAGGCCGCACAGAGAAAAGCTCCAGTGGATACTGGTAACTTGAAACGACACATCGGTCTTGAGATCCGAGATGGCGGCCTTACGGCAGAAGTAGAGCCAACGGCAGAGTATGCGGCGTATGTGGAGTACGGAACCCGGTACATGAACGCACAGCCGTATATGCGTCCTTCCTATACGGCACAGAAAGAACAGTTCAAATCCGATTTGAAAAAGCTTACGAGGTGACATCATGGACCCACAGCAGGAATTATTCAGTGCATTGCTTCTGGAATTGAAAAAACAGTATCCGGACAGTGTGTATGACACGTTTTTACCGCCGGAAGGCACGCCATATCCGTTTGTCTATCTGGCGGACAGCGACTTGAATGATCAGGCCAACAAAACGGCTGTGTTCGGCAACGTAAGCCAGACAATCCACGTTTGGCACGATAATCCGCGGCAGCGCGGCACAGTTTCACAGATGCTTCTGCAGATCAAGCAGATTTGCAGACATCTGGAGCACACCGGCAACTTTTCCTGGTCCGTGAAGGACTTAAATCAGAGAATATTGCCGGATACAACCACCAACCAGCCACTTCTTCATGGAATTGTAGAAGTGACTTTTTTATTTAGTTAGGAGAACAGCATGAGAAAAATAATTGATTTACAGTTATTCGCAGATGCGGTACGTGGTAAAAAGATCGTTTATCTGTACCGCCTTAAAAAAGATGCGGCTAAAAATGCAGCTACAGCATTAGCGTTTACGACAGAGAACGGCAGAACGACAAGTAAAGATGCCGATACCACAGAGACAAAGGATGGCACGATCCGTACCCCGGGAGCAGCCGAGGTTGAGATTACGGCAACCAGTATTCTTGCCAAGGGCGACACGCTGATCGACTCTCTTGAAGATGCCATGATCAATGATGAACTGGTCGAGATCTGGGAAGCAAATCTGGATGATCCAGCATCCAGCGGAAGCAATAAATTTAAAGGAAAATACTTCCAGGGCTATGTGACGGAGGTAGAAAAGACTTCAAACGCCGAAGATATGGTGGAGGTGTCTCTTACCTTTGGTGTCAATGGAACCGGTCAGAAAGGTGATGTAACCGTAACGACCGCGCAGCAGGAAATAGCAGCTTACGTATTTACAGATACGACAAAAACAGGAGCGTAAAAGTGTTGAGGGCGAGAAATCGTCCTCTTTTTGAATAGTAAAGGAGAAAAACGATATGGAACTTACAATCAACGGACAGGTGTATCAGTTTAATTTTGGCATGGGATTCATGAGAGAAATGAACAAGAAAGTAAGCATGCCGGTAGACGGAGTAAAAGATGCCAAGAAGAATATTGGCCTGAGATACGCTGTGGCAGGGATCATGGACGGAGATGTAGAGGCTCTTGAGGATCTGTTACTCGTAGCGAATAAAGGGCAGAATCCGAGAGCAACTACAGAAATTCTGGATGAATATATTGATGATCCGGATACCGATATCAATCAGCTCTTCGAAGATACGATGGGTTTCTTAAAGAATGCAAATGCTACGAAGAAATGCGTCCAGAATCTCGAGAAGACGATCGAGGAAGAAAAAGCGAAGAAGTAGGTGGCGTAGCCCATGAAGAGGTGAGTTTCGAAGAACAATACCGGGAAGTTGCAATCAGCTGCTTCCGGTATCTGGGATTCACATCGTTTGAGCAGGTTGATCGTCTGACGATTGCACAGTACGAAATTATGATGGAAGCGCTGAGATATCGAATAGTAGACGACGAATACAGGGCACATCGGCAGGCCTTTCTGAATTTTGCGGCCCAAGCGCAAAAAAAATCCGGAAAGAAAACAGTGCCAGTATACAAGCGATTCCGTAATTTCTTTGACTATGAAAAAGAATTAAAAAATGTGAAGGAAAAGAAGCACAAGAAGGGTGATCCACGATTCGCCGGAATATCCAAATTGTTAAAGAGAGGAGAGTGAACAGATGGCAGAATCTTATAGCGTAAAGGCGGTTTTATGCGCGGAAGATAAGAACTTCTCCTCAATGATGAAATCATGCAACAGTTATGCTGAAAATCTGAAAAATACGCTTACAAGTGGAATTGGATTCGGCGCTATGGCGGCGATCGGATCCAAGGCAGTATCGGCAGTCGGAAGTGGATTAAAAAGTCTGACTACAGGAGCAATAAGCGCTGGTGCGAATTTTGAGAATGCTATGTCATCTGTAGCAGCTATTTCCGGGGCTACAGGATCTGACTTTGATCGGCTGTCTGAAAAGGCGAAACAGCTCGGAAAATCCACACAGTACACCGCAAGTGAGACAGCTTCTGCGATGGAGTACATGGCAATGGCCGGCTGGAAAACTGAGGATATGTTAAATGGAATCGAAGGCGTAATGGATCTGGCCGCTGCATCGGGAGAAGATTTGGCTGGCGTTTCCGACATCGTAACAGATGCTATGACAGCTTTCGGTTTATCGGCGAATGGCACCACCAAAATTATCAAAGATGGTTTTACAAAAGAAGTCTCCAACGCTTCACATTTTGCTGATGTTCTGGCAGCAGCTTCGGCAAATTCTAACACCAACGTTGCTATGCTGGGCGAATCTTTTAAATATGCGGCTCCCGTAGCTGGATCGTTAGGATACAGCGTAGAAGATACAGCCATTGCCCTCGGACTCATGGCGTCGTCAGGGTTGAAAAGCAGTATGGCTGGTAGCAGCCTCCGAACTATCCTGACAAATCTTGCCAAGCCAACAGATGATATCAGTGACGCAATGGATTATTTGGGCATATCCTTGCAGAATGGTGATGGCTCTATGAAGTCTCTGATGGACATTGTAACGGACTTGCGAGGTGCATTTGGACAATGTAAAATGCCAATGGATCAGTTCCAAGAGAATCTTGCAAAACTTGACGAAAAGTATGCCAATGGAGAGCTGACAGAAAAGAAGTATAATGAAGCATTAGCAGATTTAACGGAAAAGGCTTATGGAGCAGAGGGAGCGTTAAAGGCCAAATATGCTGCTACATTAGCTGGAAAAGAGGGTATGTCAGGTCTGCTTTCAATCGTGAGTGCGGCACCAGAGGATTTTGACAAGTTAACTAATGCCATCTATAACAGTGACGGCGCGGCCAAAGAAATGGCAGAAATAAAAATGGATAACTTGCAGCACGATGTTGTGAAACTGCAGTCTGCTATGGAAGGGCTTGGAATCACCGCATTCAACCAGGTTGGCGGAAAAATGAGAGGTTTGGTTGGCATCGCAACTGAGATGGTTGGAAAAATCGATGAAAAACTTGCCAGTGGAAAAGGAATTGAAAAGGCTGTCGATAAAATAGAATCAATGGTCGAGAAAACAAAACCATATTGGAATATTTTCAAAACGGATGCAGTGGAAGCGGGAACAGCGCTGGGCGATGCGGCTGGAGCTATCATAGGAGATATTAAGAAACTTTCAGGTTCTTTTGGCAGCACAGAAAGTATTGAAAATTTCTCAACCACTTTGGGCAAGGTTAAAGATGGAATTGTAGCAGTTTCGGGATTTCTGGAAAAACATTCGGACGCGATTGCAAAAGTAGCGGTAGCGCTTCCGAAACTATTGGTTGCATATAAAGGCTTCAAAATTGTTAAGGCCGTAGCACCATTTATTGGTGCGTTTACAGGAGCTGTTGGAGGACTGGCAAAGGCTGGCCTTGGAAAAATCGCGCCTGGGCTATTCAAAGTTTCAAAAGGACAGGAAGCGGTTGGCAAATCAAGCGGTGGCAGTGCAAAGAAAATGGTAGCGTCTGCAAAAGCATTTATGATGATGGGTGTCGGGGTGCTGGCGATTAGTGCTGGATTCTATTTGCTTGCGCAGTCTGCAATTGCAGTAACCAACGCTGGCCCAGGGGCAATCGCTGTTTTTGGTGGTTTGATTGGTGTTGTAGTAGGACTTGCAGTTGGTATGACAAAGATGCTTTCGTCTATGTCTGGCGGGTCGAAGAAATTAACAGCGATGACACCGGCGCTTCTGGCGTTGGGAGCGGCTGTATTAATGATTAGCGCAGGTTTGGCACTGCTGGCGTATTCTTCAATTCAGTTGGCGAATGCTGGTCCCCTGGCCATTGGATGTATGGCAGGAATGGTCGTAGCGCTTGCCGGTTTGATGTTGGTAGCGAAAAATGTAGCACCAACACTTTCGGCCGGAGCAGTTGGATTTGTTGCGTTTGGGGCCTCGGTATTAATTGCGGCAGCTGGAATCGGATTGTTATCCCTGGCGGCTATTAATCTTGCAAATGCCGGTCCCCTGGCCATTGGATGTATGGTTGGTATGGTTGCGGCAATCGCTTTGCTGGCAGTGGGAGCGGCTGCTCTTGGACCAGCATTGACAGTGGGAGCCGTTGGCTTTATTGCATTTGGAGCCGCTATTGTTTTGGTGGCAGCAGGTGCGTTGATTGCCAGCGCGGCATTGGCGGTTGTGTCTGCTGTTCTTCCTTCGATCGTACAATATGGAAGCCAGGGAGCGGTAGCTATTGCTCAGCTTGGTGCAAGCATGATTGTTTTTGGCACCGGAGCTGCTGTTGGAGGAATTGGCGCAACCGCGCTCGGAGTTGGTCTTGCGTTGGTCGGTGTAACTGCGCTGGTTGCAGCCGCAGGAGTAATTGTATTGGCCGCCGGAGCAGCGGTGCTTGGAGCTTCGCTTGTGATGGCAGGTGCAGGTTTGACAATTATGGGAGCAGCATTTCCACTTGTAGCGGCTGGTGCAAGGGTCAGTGCAGCCGGATTGGCGGCATTACTTGGATCAGGTACTGCGGCCAGTGCGGTTTTTGTGATTTTGGCAGGATCTTCTGGCGCGGCAGCTGTAACAGTTGGCGTATTTGCAGCGGCAATGGTGGCCGGAGCCGCAGGAACCGGTCTTATGGTAGTTGCTCTGAAATCAGTAAATTCCAGCATGAAGTCAATTGCTGGAAATGCAAAGAGCGCAGAAAAATCGCTCACGAGCATGAAATCGAGCGTCAATGTTGTAAATTCGGGGTTGGATGCATTGGAGAACAAAGCAAAATCCGCTATCAGTGCATTAATTAAGCAGTTTTCTCAGGGAGAAAGCAAGGCAAAAACTTCTGGAAAAGCGGTTGGAAATAATTTCAACAATGGCGTTTCAGCAGGAATGTCAAAGGCGGTCTCTACGGCCGGAACAATGTCAAATTCGATTGTAATTACCATGCGATCATCGGCAGGCGGTGCCTATAACAGCGGCGCATACATCGGAATGGGACTTGCAAATGGTATGGCAAGCCAGGTTGGACATGTAAGAGCAGTGGCGGCACAGCTTGCGGCGGCTGCAGAGGCGGCGATCCGGGCGAGAGCACAGATCCACAGCCCATCACGGGTGACAGATAAACTCGGCAATTATTTCGGTATCGGCTGGGTCAACGGCATTATGGATCATGTGCAGGAGGCGAGGCAGGCCGCCATGGAATTGATACAGGTTCCGGAACTTACACCTGCGCCGGAAATCGGAATGAGCCTTCGGACAGGATCTGAAGACCTGAACGACAGCTACCAGTACAGCAGTAATGGAAAATATACCATCTATGTACCCGTTAATCTGGACGGAAGAGAAATCGGAAAAGCGACCGCAACGTATACACGAGAAGAAATTGAGAAACAGGAGACAAGGGAGAACCGAAAGAAAGGCAGGAGAATGAATGTATAACTTTGTAGATACAACAGAGCGATACCCAGGGCAGAACCTGCCTTCGGAGGCTCTCATGTTTAATGGAAGTTATCTTGAGAACGTAATTCCCGGCTATCGGACACTTTATGTGTCCGGCCGGGAAATTTTGGGTACGGAGATTACAGATCTGGAAACAGGCGTGTCTGACGGTACAAAGTATCGACGAAAGCGTTATCAGCCAAGGACTATTGTGGTGGGATATCAGCTGGTAGCCGAAGATAATGCAGCTTTTCGCAGTGCTTACAACAAACTGAATGCTCTTCTGGATGCAGAACAGGCAACCCTTATTTTTGCAGATGAACCGGACAAATATTATATCGGAACAAAGCAGGGAACGAGTGAAGTGCCGGCGGGAAGAAATGCGATCACTGCGGAGCTGGAATTTTACTGCGCGGATCCATTCAAGTATTCGGTGGAAGAATTTACGGTGAATCCGACTGCGGATGACGGAAAAACGTTCATTGTGTCGTACAACGGCACTTATCGGGCCTTTCCAAAGCTTCAGGCAGTAATGCACAGTGAAAATGGAGTAGTAGGTTTTGTAAATGACTCCAAGAAAATTCTTCAGTTCGGTGATCCGGATGAGTTGAACGGAGAAACATACAAAAAAAGCGAACTGATAACAAGCTATGCTGACCAATATGTCTGGTCACAGGATGCGGCGTGGAAAGATGATACAGGGAGCAACTTCTTATACAGTAACAGCAAGACGGCTGGAAAGCTGGGTGTCATGAGCGTAGACAGCATCAAAGGTCTGTATCTGGCCAGCAGTGGATATGTAAGTCCAAACACAAACGGCTGGAATGGAGCTATGAAATCTATTGATGTGGTAGATTCCAATGGAGCAAAGGGAGCGACGCACCTCTATTGTTACATGAACAGCTGGTTTGAAACTGGTCTTATGGGGCAGACGGGCTGCCAGGCGATTGCTTTCTGCGATGCGAACGGAAAAATGATCTGCTGCCAGGAGATATACAAAACCGATACGATCGGAAACACAGCGCACATGAATATGTGGGTAGGTGGAAACAACCCGCGTATCGTCAAAACATATACTTTTGAACCTTGCCATCGAAAAGATGCAAACCCATACAGCCAAACGTATGGCGCAAGCGACATGATGAAACATGGAGAGAAAATACGTTTTTTCTGGAAGGGCAGTTATCCGGAATTTACAGTTCCAGAATTAAAAAATGTGAAAGTGGCAACAGTGAAATTGTATTTGGGACAGTGGGGAAGTCGAAATACAGGAAATCAGCTTGTCACCAGAAATTATTTCCGCGGCATCTTCGTGAGAATTGACAATGTAGAAAAATGGCGTGATATTCCGAATAAATTTTCGGTAAATCAGGTTTTGACAGCTGACTGTAGCAATGGAGAGGTCATGTTACAGGGACTTCCGAGACAGGATCTTGGTGCGTTGGGCAACGATTGGGAGAACTTTTGCCTACAGCCTGGAATGAATCAGATCCAATGCATTGCATCGGACTGGGCAACACAGCCAACATACACAATGAAATACAGGGAGGTGTTTCTATGATTTTATATTTTGCGGACCGACATATGAATGTCCTTGGGCAGGCAAGCACAGAGCTACCGAAGGGATTGTACATTTCTGATGATCTGAAAACAGAAGAGGTGGAAGCAGGTGTTGCTACACTAGAATTTACGCTGAATTACACGGCGAGCACGCGGAATGATGCGAAACAGTATGGTTCTGTTGGCAATTATATTCTTCGGAAGAATGGCGATGAGCAGGAATTTTATACGATCATTACCAGCGAAGAAAATATTTTCAAACAGGAAGTAGAAATCTATGCCGAGGATGCCGGTATGGATCTCCTGAACGAGACAGTTGGCGAATACAAAGCAGACAAGGCATATCCAGCGAGCTACTATGTTGAAAAATTCAGCGACGATTCCGGCTTTGAAATTGGAATCAATGAGGTCAGCAATTATAACCGGAAACTGTCCTGGGAGGGTGAGACCACCGCTTCTGAGCGTATTTTGAGCGTTGCCACGCAGTTTGACGCGGAAGTTTCCTATACTTTTGAAATCGACCGGTTGAAAATCAAGCACAAATATATCAACCTGCATAAGAAGCGCGGCGTAGATCAGGGGCGAGAACTTCGGATCAACCGGGAAGTGAAAAATATCATTGTAAAAAGTTCAGTAGAAGATCTGGCTACGGCACTTTCCGTTACCGGCGGATATCCGGAAGACAGTGAAACGCCGATCAATCTGAAAGGGTATAAGTATGATGACGGTGATATTTATCTGTCCGGCAGCACGATTTATTCCCGGAGCGCAGTGGCCAAATGGAGCCGGTATCTTTCCGAAAAAGGAAGTGGTACGGGACATATCGTCCAGTCGTACACTTACGATACTACCAGCAAGTCAGAACTCTGCAACAGGGCAGTTTCAAAGCTGAAAAAGATCTACGATGCGGCTGTTTCCTATGAAGTAGAGCTGGCGTATCTGCCGGATGGGATTAAAATCGGCGATACGGTGAATATTGTAGACGATACCGGAGAACTGTATTTGTCTGCAAGAATCATGAAACTGGAGTCCTCCATTTGCAATGATGAGTACACGGCAACGCTGGGCGAATACAAGCTGAAATCGAGTGGAATTTCAGAAAAGATGGAGAGCCTGGCTGCACAGTTTGAAAAACTGGCAAAGAACCGGACGTTTTACACTTGGGTTGTGTTTGCTGATACGGAAACGGGCGGCGGAATATCGCTCAAATCAGCTGGAAAGACATACATGGGTATCGCATACAATCAGACGACAAAACAGCCGGTACTTACAGACCCGAGCATCTATACCTGGGTAAAGGTTGTTGGAGAGCAGGGAATTGCGGGAGAGCCCGGAAAGAATGGTCTGACTAGTTTCTTCCATGTGAGATATGCTGATGTTCCGAACCCGACAGCAAATCAGTTGCGGAAGGATACAGGAAAATATATCGGTACCTACGTGGACTATATATTGGAGGACAGTACAGATCCGACCAAGTACACCTGGCGAAAATTTCAGGGCGATGACGGAGAGGACGGCGCCGATGGAACCCCTGGAGAAAACGGTGCGAATGGTGAAACCAGTTATCTGCATATCGCTTATGCAACAAGCGCGGATGGAAAGACAGGCTTTTCGACAACCAACGCCGTCGATAAAACGTATATAGGCCAATACGTGGATTTTACCAAGGCTGACAGCGCCAATCCGGCGAAGTATCATTGGAGCAAATTTCAGGGGCCGAAAGGAGATAAGGGAGAACAGGGTCCGCAGGGCTTGCGCGGCCTGCAGGGTGAAAAAGGTGACCAGGGAATTCAGGGACCCAAAGGCGCTGACGGAAAAGATGGAAAAACGACGTATTTTCACATCAAATATTCTGCGGTTTCGAATCCGACCTCTGCGTCTCAGATGACAGAGACACCGTCAAAATACATTGGAACGTATGTGGATTTTACACAGACGGATTCGGATGATCCGAAGAAGTACAGCTGGCAGCAGCTGGAAGGTTCGCAGGGGCCACAGGGAAAACAGGGAATTTCAGGTACCAATGGAGCAGACGGGAAAACCAGTTATCTGCACATCAAATATAGCAATGACGGTGGGAAGACATTCACCGGGAACAGTGGTGAGGATATTGGCGCTTATATCGGAACATGCGTGGACTATGCAAAAGATGATCCTACAAGTGTCGGAACGTATAAGTGGGCGAAAATCAAAGGCGAGGCTGGAGCCAAAGGTGATAAGGGTGATACGGGTAAGGGGGTTAAATCGACATCTGTTGCATACCAGGTTTCAACTTCCGGAACAACAGTTCCAACTGGCACATGGTCTGGGTCTGTGCCATCTGCATCCGCGGGGCAGTATCTGTGGACACGTACAATCATCACTTACACTGACGACACAACATCCACGATATATAGTGTCGGCCGTATGGGAACCAATGGTGCAAATGGCACCAATGGAAAGAGTATTGGATCAGTAGTCAATTATTACCTGGCAACGGCATCTTCCAGCGGAGTTACAACGGCGACGAGTGGATGGACAACAGCTGTCCAGTCGGTGTCTGCGGCTAAGAAGTATCTTTGGAATTATGAGGTTGTGAAGTATACCGACGGAACCGTGGCGAGTACAACTGCGCCTTGCATCATTGGATCATACGGTGATCGGGGAAGTAAAGGGGATAAAGGTGATACCGGATCAACCGGAAATGGTATTAAGAGTATTACCGAGCATTATGCAGTCTCCGCGTCAAATTCGACTGTTCCTACCTCATGGTCGTCTACGGTTCCGACAATGACAGAGAGCAATAAATATCTCTGGAACTACGAGACAATTACTTATACAAATGGGACAACTGTAGACACAACAAAACGAGTTATCGGTGTATATGGTAACAAAGGTGCTACTGGTGCCACTGGTTCACAGGGATATAGTCTTGTAGCAAATGTAGTCAGAGATGCCTTCACCGAGTCTCAGTGGACGGCATACGGAACTATTAATCACGAAGAAACTTGGTCTAGTACATCTGGTATCCGTAATGGCTGCCGAATCGGGGATATGTTCGCGATCGTTGGAACGGCAACAGATACAAAAAATGCTCATGTTGCTTATTATCGGAGTAATACTGCATCTGGAGATCTGAAAGGTTTATGCATAAGCCATACAATTATCCCGAGGGGTGCAACAGGAGCTACAGGTAGTAAGGGGGATAAAGGCGATACCGGGGCAACTGGAAAAGGCGTTAAATCCACAGCGGTTACATATCAGGCAAGTTCGTCTGGAACTACGATCCCTACTGGAGTATGGTCAGCAACTCCTCCGGCGACAAGTGCGGACAAACCATATTTCTGGACTCGTACGATCATCACCTATACGGATAATACAACTTCAACTGCTTACAACGTTGGTAGTACACCGGAAGGAATTGTCGTCGGCGGACGAAATTTGGCGACCAATACCAATAAAGGAACAACCGGATGGAGTTGGTCAATGCAAACTGGCGGCTATTCCAAAGAATCTGTATCCGAAACTGGGGTTAATACATGTAAGCTTACACGAGATTCGGTAAAACAATCCGGATGGTCTGTAATACAGTTTTCTTATATTGGACGCACAAAATGGGAGGCTGACACTAATTATACCGTATCCGTAGATGTCAAAGCAAGTGTTTCTACATCGATGAATCCAGGCTTTAGACATGGTGACAGTTCAAACATGTTGATACAATCATGTAAAGCCGTAAACAACAAAACAGTTGCGAATGTATGGACAAAACTGGTATGGGTTGTAAAATCAGCAGCAACATTGCCTAGCGGAACTTCACAGAATACATATTTTACCGGAATGAACAGTAATGTTGGGGTCTCATATCAGTTTAAAAACCTTAAGATCGAAAAAGGCAATACGGCAACTGACTGGACTCCAGCACCTGAGGATTATGTGTCTTTTGTTGACGTGGAGTATTATCTTTCGACATCGCCGACTTCTCTTTCTGGAGGATCATGGTCGACGACAGCGCCGACATGGGTTAATGGAAAGTATATGTGGAGCCGTACGGTAACAACGGACGGAGCTGGTAACAGAACGTATTCGCCAAATCAAAATGGAGTTTGCATTGCAGGAGCACAGGGAGCAACCGGAGCCAAAGGTGATAAAGGAGATACTGGAGGGACTGGTGCAACCGGTAAAGGCGTTAAATCTATTGTAGAACAGTATTACAAATCAACGTCAGCAACAGCCATGTCCGGCGGATCGTGGAGCACGACTTATCCTGGATGGGAGAACAGTAAATATATTTGGACGAGATCAGTGATTACCTATACTGACAACACGACTTCAACGACAACAGCAGTTTGCGTCACGGGAAGTAAAGGAGATAAAGGTGCAACCGGTGCCAAAGGAGATAAAGGGGATAAAGGAGCAACTGGTCCTCAGGGACCACAAGGTCCTCAAGGTGTAAAAGGCGATAAAGGTCCTCAGGGAGATAAAGGTGCAACCGGCGCAACAGGTCCTCAAGGTCCACAGGGCGCTGCAGGTAAGGACGCAAATCAGGTAGTGCATACGGTAAATGGAAACGGTGAGTCAAATCTTTATGTCGAATTTGCTACAATAAAGATCACAGGTTCGTATGCAAATCATCCAACAACATTTAAACTTGGTGGCAGAGGTTTTGAGACAACAGATGTCCAGTTTAGTTTTATCTCTGCAAATAACGCAGATCCTGGATTGGATTTCCTAAGATCTTCAGGCGGATGGTCGTTATGGATTTATAAAAAAACTACTTCAACGTGGGGCCTTATAACAAGATTAAGTGAACCGTATGGACAGCTGAGAGTATTTAACTATGCTCAAGGTTCTGGTCCATATACAGTGACGTGGACATCAACCAAATTAGCTTCTTTACCATCTGGTTCAATTAATGCGAATCCTTTACAAGCAGCAAAAACAGCCACCAACTTTATGCAGTTTACTGATGGGACCGGATTGGAAGTTGGTAATAAAACCAGCGGATCTTGGTCTGGCTATCGGACTAAGATTTCAGCATCAGCATTTGAGATTCTTAACCGGGCAGGAACGACACTCGCATATTATGGTGATAAGTTGATCCAGCTTGGAAAGAACGCAAAAGATGCGGTTATTGAGTTATGTGGCGGTGTCGGTAAGATTTTGGTTGAAACAAAATCCGGCAATGCGGCTCTGTCAATCCAGAGCGAATATGTAGATATTAAAGGTGTCCACGAATCTGTATTGGAGACATCAAGTTCTTCTGGAAGCTGTATAGCCGGAGCTGTTGACGATTCTTTTGTTGTAAATACTTACTCGGATGCCAACAACAGAGCAAACTTCGATATTGGTAACGGTAGCATTATTCTTGAATCAAAGAAGAAAGGTTATCAGGCAGAGATCGAATTTTATGGCTGTGGCTGGTCTGGAGGAGTGTATACTGGAGCGTTCGCACCGACCAAGGCGTACTCCGAAAAGATTATGTTAGGAGATAGTGGAAGAGTATGGGAGCGTTTGATTGTTAAAAACTCCCCACAGGTCACATCCGATCGCCGCGCCAAAACAAACATATTTCCACTCGGTGAGAGCAAGATCAATAAGACGGATATTCATTCAGAGCTGTTCGATCGCTTAAAACCAGTTCAGTATCGGATGATTGACGGTGATGGGCGCATTTGTTATGGATTCGTCGCACAGGATGTCGTAGAAGCCATGCGAGAACTAGGAATCCGAGAAGACGAGCTGGATCTGGTACACCACGACAGAAAGAACACTGAGGATGGCTATATTGATACCTATAGTATGGTATATACCAATTTGATTGCGGTAATAACGCATGAGCTACAGCTCGAAAAAGAAAGAAGATCGAACCTTGAAGTAGAGGTTGCGGATCTAAGAAGTGAACTTGAATCCATGAGAGATAATATCTCTGGAGATACAAATTAATTTTTAGGAGGACAAAAATATGGCAGTATCAGCAACTTACACAAAGGACATTCATTATTCTGGAATCATCACAGTTGACGGCGAGACCGTTGTGTCTATGGACGCCAATATGGATGCAAAACATCCGGATGTTCCAATCATCAATCGCTACATCAACAACGGTAGAAAGTATCGTGCCAATAAAAAGGATATCGATGATGTTGTTGACAAATTCGAGAACGACATCTGGGATGAGTATGATAAGTATACTGCAGATCTGGAAGCAAAGGAATCGGTGGAGTAGCACCGAAGAAAGATTTTGCTAATTTAAAAGAAGGAGAACTAAAAAACATATGGAAACAATCATATCAGCCTGCATCAGTGCCGCCGTTACACTTGTGGTCTGCCTGATCAGTAACCACAGTCAGCAGGAAAAGACACGGGCACTGATGGAATACAAGCTGGAAGAGCTCACGAAACGGGTCGATAAGCATAATAATGTAGTAGAAAGAACGTATGCTCTGGAACAGGAACTTAAAGTACAAGAAGAGCAGATCAAAGTTGCCAACCACAGAATCAATGACTTAGAGCAGAAAGGATAAAAAATATGGAACAGATTATGAATTATGTAAAACCGGAACTGATCATTGTAGCTATTGTCCTGTACTTCCTGGGCATGGGCCTGAAACAGGCACAGGCTGTAAAGGACAAGTATATTCCTCTGATTCTCGGCGGCGTGAGCATTGTACTGTGTGCTATCTGGGTGCTGGCTACCAGTGAGGTGTGCACCGGTCAGCAGGCGGCAATGGCCGTCTTTACGGCGGTCACGCAGGGAATCCTCGTTGCTGGACTGAGTAACTATGTAAATCAGATTATTAAGCAGACACAGAAATCAGAGTGAGGGCGGCTAACAACCGTCCTCTTTTGCGCCGGCGCAATTCGCCTGGCAGAAGGAGAGACAATGAAGATTGATAGATCATACATCAGCAGCCAGAACACCTATCCGTACAACAATCCACAGTGTATCGTTGTGCACAACACCGATAACTTCGAGCCAACAGCCAACGCCCGCGCTCACGCCAGAGCGCAGCATGATGGAAATTTTTCGAGCATGTCAGCTCATTACTACACAGATGACAGTGACATCGCCTATCAGGCCGCACCGCACAACCTCGGATGCTGGCACGTTGGCATCAACTACGGAAACGGCAACCTGTTCGGCTCTTATGGCAACCGGAACAGCATCGGTGTGGAAATGTGCGTGCAGGGCGGATATAACTATGAGAAAGCGTTTCAGAACACCGTGGAGCTTGTACGGCAGCTCATGAAAGAAACAGGCATCCCGGCATCCAAAGTCTATCGACATCTCGATATCTGCAGCAAAAACTGCCCGTCGCAGATCATTGCAAAAGGCGACTGGACGAGATTCAAGAAGTTGATCAGCAGCGGTAGCTCCGATTCTTCCGGAAACGGAAATACGTCTGGAGAGGAGATATATAAGCCAGGAGTTTACAAGGTCAATGACACGGAATTAAACATCCGTATCGCGCCGAATGCAGACAGTAAGATCGTCGGAGTAATCCGGGATCAGGGCAGCTATACTATCACCAAAATTCAGAATGGAAGTTGGGGAAAACTGCTCTCGGGCGCAGGATGGATCAATTGTCATAAAAAATACTGTACCTACGGCGGTACAGCATCCGCTCAGAAGCCGGCCGCAAAAGCGATCTCAGTTGACGGAGTATGGGGACCTGAACTGACCAGCCGCCTGCAGGAGATCTTCGGGACACCACAGGATGGCAGGATCAGTAATCAGCCAACATCCAATCAGGAATGCTGCGTCGGCATTACAGTTGCTGAGTGGTCCACAAAACTGTCCGGCGGATCCGCGCTGATCAGAAAGTTGCAGGAATGGGCAGGAACCACAGAGGACGGCTACATCGGGCCACAGACCATCCGAGCGATGCAGAAAAAGCTCGGCACGCCGGTTGACGGTGTGATCAGTAATCCTTCTGCTATGGTCAAGGCTCTGCAGGAATGGTGTAATCGGCAGTGACCAGCAATTAAAAAGCCCCGGGAGACCCCGGGGCAAAAAAGAAACGCTGCAGCTACGCGGCGAAAAGAATCGTTTTTTTTGTGGCCATTTTTCAATGTTCTATTATAGAAGCAATGCAATATATTTTTTGAATGGGTGGCATTGCCACCCATCTGCCACCGCTTTTTGCGTACGGGTATAGAAGCGAATATAACTAAAATGCAAAACATTGAAAGAAAGTGCAGATTGTGGTATCATCATAGAACTAGATAGATAAAAAAAGAACGCTTATGATATGATGGTGATATACGGTGCATGTAGAGACGGTAGTTCTTTTGTCCCAACAAAAACCAGATGACACGATAGAGATCGACTTAGACCTGG